GGGGAGGGCCATGCCATAATAAAAGAAATTTTCATTTCATACACTGATCTTAGTATCTTATCTAATCACGATTCCATTGCTGGTTTCGCCAAGCAGACCTTGCGGCGTACCTACTCGGTTCAGATTAGTTTCAAATACCAAGACATTCTCTTTACAGTCGGGGTTCACCCTCAGCAGTTGCCCATTGGGACAGCACGCTGTAAAGAACAGTTTAAGAAAATCAATTTCCTAAATTATATAGCATGACCCTCCATACTTCGGATTCCCCACCGAACTACCTCATCAATTCCTTGACTTTGGCAATCCGGATATAACCCGAAGGGAGCGCTCACGGCGCGTAGGATTCACGTTTTAGTAACGTAATCTCTCAAAACATTGTTGTTAATTATTAGCGCGTTATTTATTTAACGTCTTTTATTTTAGCTAACTTATGTGTTAGTCGTGATCAATTTCTGAACAGGCGAGCCTGTAAAGGCAAAGCTGAATTTCCGGACCGCGCTAGAACAGGTTCTAAGCGTAGTGCACGGGCGTCAGTCGATGCCCTTAACTTTATGAGTTCAAAATAAACTCGTAAAGCACTATCCATTGAATATGATTGATCAATAAGCGCAATCATATTAACTGCTTTGGCCATAGCCCCGATCAATCTGTTAGCTTCATCATGATACACACTTATAACTGACAAGTCATAAGCGTGCCCCACTGCTTTTTCAAATGGGCGTAAGCCCTCTTGATCATGCCACCGAAGTAAAATCCTCATCGCATCAGCTACAGGAAGTAATAAACCAAGCTCGCTTTGTTTATATGTCCGTAGTCCTAATGGAGAGTGTTGTACCCGGATCGTTAGGTCTAATTTATTGTTGCAATACAATAATAGATTATCTAATGTAGTGGGTTCCTCAAATAGTTGAGTGAGTTGTTTTTCAAGCTCCTTAACTATGAGAGGATTCTCATAATAAATTCCAATTCGATTAACGAAGTTGGTCGTCTTAGCCATATCGACTAAGATCATCCTTAATGCAGGCTTTAAAACAGTCTCTCGAAATTTCGGTAGTAGTGTCCCCAATTCACGTGGGACCTTATTACCTAGATTCAGAAACTGCGCGGTCATAGAAACTCGCGCTATTTGGGAAATCCATAATACTTTTAAAGCATGATTAAGTTTTCTAAATCCAAGTACATTGGTTCTATAACCAAATCCAAGGAACTTTGCTTGTCTAGCAAAATCCATGGGATACTTAGATACGAAAGCAGCTCACGCCGAAACGTCGGTGAGGGCCATCGCTAATTCTTTAAATGATATGGGACTTACGTCTATACCATCTACAAAAGTTCGCTTCGCAAACTCGAGTCCTTTTCCTTTCGGAGCGAGAATCGATTTCGCTAGCCCAACAGAAACCCCAATATATTCTAGAATATGTAGGTAACTGTTAGCAACGTGTCGGTCTCCAATAACAATATCATCACCCAGCAATGCATACCGAGTGTATAATCTTGATAATGGTTCTCCAACAGATCAAGCCGCCACTTGCACTATAAAATGGTGAGTGAGCGCGAGCATAGCCCATGATGACAATGCCCCCATCGGTTGCCCGACGGCATAATGTACCGTTCCTTTAGTCTTACTAAAAGGTAAACGATAATCATAGCCTCTTCCAACTAAAACTTCTGATCACTTTTCCCCAAAATTCGGTATTTCACGAATTCAGGACGATAACAATCTAGATTGGATTGAAATCGGTAATCGGTCTGTTGCAGCTGAAAGATCTAAACTATAGAGTCTTTTACACTTCATCCGGATTAATCTCTTAACCGGCTTTAGTTGATTAAATGTACCGTCCATAGGTATCTTTCGAAGAATCGAAAAGATAGTTTTATGCAGTGGATACAATAATCACTGTGTGAAAGGATCTACCATAGCGAAGACTCTTAACTTACCTGCTGCCTCTTCCTTGAAACCAAGTTTCCCTATCGGACCCGATACTTTCCCAGCTATTCTTTCCGCAATCCCCAAAAGATGAGGAGAGATAAAATCAGAAAGAAACTTGAATGCCTCCCAACAAGGAGAAGCCTTCAGCGCCCATGCACTTCTAATCACAGAGATTGGATGTGTGGATCAAGTTTTCGGACTAGAATTAGGAGAAGATCGATTTATAATGAATATCTTTGAGTACTTTTTAAGCAATTCCAATGGACGCTTAAATTGTGAGTTTAATTCCTTTCGGAATATAAACAATTCAATGAAATTCGGAATAAACCTTTCGAACATCTTCATAGCAAACTCCTTTCCACCTGACACGATCGTGTCTAACGACTCGACCGGAGTAAACGAAATTACTCGGTAGATATAAAATACAGTCAAATAGAACTTAATAAGTATATTTCAACCTGTTAGTCTATTCAAAATAATTTTGCGGTGAGCACTAGGAATTATTCTAGGCAGCTTACCCCCTTTGGTCCGAGATACCCGAACTTTTAAAGGAGTTAAGTCTTTTAGCAAATGGCCTGATGCAGCTTGCTGCAGACACACGGCTAGAGCTTTTAAGTAAAGAACGAGTCCTTTCTTTCCAGATCTAATACGTATCTGTCGCAGTTCTGCTAAAATACTAATAATTGTTTTAATGAAACTGAGAGATACTTTACCTCCGATTAAACTTTTAATTCTCATTAAAAGGTTTACAAATCGGTTATCCGCTTTTACACGGATCATGGCATCAAATGCGTTAACGTCGAGCTTCCATTTCGCAAATACGAACTTAAAATTTCTTTTTAGTTTGTTATTAGTTGAGACGGTAGTTTTGATTAGTTAATTTATTCGAACGTCGGTTTCTATCTTACGATAGGCCGCAGCCACCTTGTGAAAGGATAGAGTTTAATTCTCTGTAAAGTTTGTCCCAGCAGTTACAATCATTAATAGTACGAATACTATTTACCTCAGTCCGAAGACCGACCCACGATTGCGTGCTAGGTTCTCATAACTCCGATTTAGACTATTGCTTTTATAGCAGTGGTAGGGTAGGGTGTCAGCCTTCTAACACTTTGTGTTGCGAAGCACGGCCCTTATTACAAATCGTCTGATGGTAGGTGCGATGTATGATCGTCATCCAATTCCAGTTCCCTATTACTAGGTTACCTGTCATTTTCCCCCTGAAAAGGGTCATTAAGAATTTCTTCTTAAGGCAAAATGCTGAAATCAATCATAGCGGACTTTCCGTTCCATCGTAATCGGAGTTTCACGGCGGTGTAGGATATCATCTGGGGTTTCTCACGAAACCAACAAGATAATACTTCGGGCCCTTTGCCTGAAGCTTAAGA